ACGCGGGTCAGCCGCCGCGGCCTTGGCGAGTTCGGGGCCAGGGAATCTCTGTCCGGGATTCTGGCGCAGGACTCGGTACATCCGGGACGCGGCGTTGTCTTTGTCTAGGCGTCGGTAGTGCATCGGGGCTCCTTCTTGCGCTCGCGTCTCAAGACGCCCTCGATTACCGTGGACAACATTCGCACAACGGCCCTTCTGTGTCCCTCTGCCTCCTGCTCCGTATCGAAGATCCCAACATCAACATTCCGTATGGTCTCCTCGTTCCATTCGGCGTCATGAATAGCGACGATCCACTTGCCAATGTTGCCAACCGTTCCGCCGCTGATCTTCGCCACGTATACGGCACGCGAAGCCGTACCATCAGCTACAGCCAGAGCGTCCATCTTCTCCCTCCTCTCTAGGTCGCGGCGCGGCCCGGCATCCGCGACGTGACTCAGGGTTCGCACAGCTCCCGATTGGGAGGAATCACTCTCCTTGCTTGTAGTGTCCGGGCCGCTTTCGCGGTGGCGGGAATCGAACCCGCCGCAGGCTGACATCGGTAGAAGCCCGCCATCCTTGACCGCAGTTGAGGTGCGCGGCTGGTCGGTTCCCACTATCCCGCCGAGCATGGCTTCGATGGCATCCCTCCGGTTTCCCGGAGATGGCCTTCGCGTGAAGGACCGTTCTCAGCGCAAAGATACCACCCGCCATTCGTACCGCGTGTACGCCGCAGCCGCGCACCATCGCATATAGGCGGGGGCGGCTCTCGTTCCGCCCCCGAGTCCCGGCACAGCCGCGCTTAGGAGGTATGTGCGCTGTTGGCTGTCCGAGCATGGTCCTCACTTCACTAGCTCCGCTGCCGCCGCCGCGTGACGCCGGATCGCCGCCAAGTGCTCGGCGAGGGCGCTGGCTTTGTCGGGCTTGACCTTCGCCACGATTGGTGGCTGCTCTACCGCCTCCGCCTCGGGCATCACCATCGTCAGCGTCGACGGCCATCTCTCGCCCGTCTCTTTCCCGTCCTTGTCATGCTTCGGGCCGCCCGCCTTCGCCTCGAACACGACGCGCTCGCCCTCTAGCCCGTGGACGTCGCATATAGGCTCGTTGCCCTCGCCATCCTGTAGGCCAGCGAAGAGCTTGTCCCACAGCGTGAAGTTGACCTCGCCGCGGTCGTCGGTGTCGATGACGACGCGCCAGTAGTGCTTGCTTGGGTCGGCCTTGGCGACGTTGTCGTATACGTGCAGGAGCGTTCCCTTGTAGCTCACTGTTTCACCTCCGCCTCTATCGTCCGCGCATAGAGGACTCCGACGTTCTTGTTGTGGCGCACCATCTCAAGCAGGCAATCCACATGGACTGGTGTCGCTTGTTCGTTCATCCCATCCTCCGTCCCATCAATCCCAGCCAGGACGCACTCGGAATCGGTGTTCATGCCGCAGAGCGGGCAGAGCAACTCGGGAGGGAAGCTCTTGAATGCGCGCCTCACGCCTTCACCTCCCGGAGCAGATGGGCGTTCAGCGTGATCGCGTCGCCCGACTTCGCCCCGTTCGCTAGGTCCACGCCCTTCGTCAGCGCCCACGCAATCAGCCGGTCCTCGTCCCAGCCCATCCCAAACGCGCGGTGGAATAGGTCGCGCCACTCGTTCACGCCCTTCTTGCCCTTCCACGCGGTGAGGAACTTGTGGACGCGGGGGCGGTCGTCGAACTCGGATAGGTCGAGGTCAGCCGCGCCGAACGGGTTCTCGGGCGGGAGCTTCTTCAACTCGCCCTCGGCTTCCTTCGCCTTCAGGATCTCCTCGCGCGAGCACTTCCCGCCCCCGTGCAATCCGGCATTGTCGAGGCAGCGCCCGATGGCCGACTCTTCGCAGTTCTCCGTCCAGCTCGTCTGTGACGCCCCAGCCATCCACTTGGCCTCGTAAGCCGTCCCCAGCGAGTCGGGGGCCATGAGGAGCAGCGCCACCTCGGGACTAACTGCCGCCCCGCCCTCAATCGCCCGCGCCAGGCGGTCGGCCCCGAGTTCCATCTTCTCTCGCTCGCGCCACATGCCGACCGTGAAACACGCCTCGTCGCTCGATACTTGGCGGGGGACCGCGAGGATGACGTGCTTCGGATACTCGGTCATCAGCCGGTCCTTCCGCTGCTTCACCGTCTCGTACTGCGATGGATCAAACCGTCCAGCCATCACACAACCTCCTGCGGGCGCAGCTTCGTCCCGTCAGGACGGGTGAAGCCAACGCCATCGCACTCGCTACAAACGCACTCCACGTCGGCCAGCGCACAGCAGCGATCGTTGAAGCCGTCGCCGCCCATTTGGCGCTCGACCGTCCCCGTGCCGCGGCAGGCATCGCACTCGATGATGTCAAGCGTCACGCTGACACCTCCGCAAACTCAGAGGCCGGGTAGAACCAGTCGTCCTTGACGATGTGGCCGATTCCATCGATGTGCACCATGCCGCCGCGTACGCGGACAGTCTTGCCAACCAACTTGCTCCACTCCGTAACCCCGGCCACTTCCATCACTCGCCAGATGAAGTGACCGGCGACAGACTTCAATTCGTGGTGCGTAAAGGACTTGGGTAGGTAGAGGGCATAGCCTCCGAATCCCTGCCCGCTGCCCCCGTAGTCAAACATCAGCCACGCCGAGAGGCAGCCGTGATCGTCACTCGTAATCTCAGCTGATGTGATAATCGCGTTCTTCTCTTCTATCACGCCGACACCTCCTGCCGCTTCTCCTCGCGCTCGACCATCGTCAGCCGCCCCTCGACGGATGACCACGCCGCGTACACGCGCTCGGTTAGGGGATCGAGATAGCCGTACAACTCGCCTAGCTGGTGATGCGCTTCGGCCAGCTTGGAGCAAGCGACTGTGAGCGGGAAGATCTTGTCACTTGCCATTAGGAGATCACCTCGCCGCGCGCTTTGGCGAGGGCGGAACGCAACGTGTCGAGGTGATGACGACCAACGCGCAACTCTTGAAGGCCGGGGGCCGCCTCCCCGTTCTCATATCCTGCGCTCTTCAACACCCACTCAGCGGCCACGATGATCTCGGGGACGGCCCTCGGGTTGATGCCACAGCAGGCACTTACACAGGCCAGGGCGCGCTCGTAATCATCGCCATCCATCCTCTTGAGACCGTTCACGGCTACCAGAGCTCCGTGTTCGCAGCCGCCACGCCAGCGTCCTTCTCCAGCCGACACTGCTCGGCGAAGCGGGCGTCGTCGTCGGAGAGCAATCGCTCGATCTCGACGACTTCAGCGGAGGTGGGGAAACGCAGGACGTCGCCGTCAACCTCGATGGCGAGGCCCAACAGGGGATGCTCGTATACGGAGCGACCGCGCACGCGGAGATGTAGGTGCTTGTATCCGCTCGAGTGCGGTGCTACACTTCTGGTTGCGTTACTTGTCGAGGTCGCCTGCAAGCGGCCTTCACGCCGCCCCTCATCCTCCTGGATGGGGGGCGCGCTTTCTAGTGCCTTCATCCTTTGCCTCCTTCGGAAGTAGGCGAATGTTCAAGATGCGCTCGATACGCTTCCTGTAGACAGCCAGGGGCCAGCTCTCACCTCCCTCTAGTCGCATGATCGTTCGCACTCCGCATCCTACCTTTCGGGCAAGCTCGAGTTGCGTGAGGCCCTTGTCCAGCCTTGCCTCTCTCGTCATCTCGCCCATCCTTTTCCTCTCCATCGGCGAGACTATAGCACGCCGGGTGTCACGTGTCAAGTGGCGCGTCATTCTTGCCAACTCGTCAGCCTTCCCGCATCGAAGTAGAGGTACATCGTCGCCCTGTACTCGCCGCGATAGATCCACTGCTCATGAACTCCGCCCGCCGTTACGGTCTTGTTCACCTTCGCTGGCCTGCCCTGGCTTTCGAGCGCCTGCCCTTCCGTCATGCCGATCCACAGTCGGTTAGCCGCTACCGCCTGGCACTCCTCGAGAGTCCACGCCGGATACTCCCTTTGCAGTCCCTCCACGCTGTTGATCGGCGGACCATTGATGATCGCCACAACGAAGAGGCCACCGATGACCAGCGCCAACCCGAGGATGATCTGTAGCGCGTCCTTCATCGCTCCTCCTACGCGCGTGGATCATAGGCTCCTCTATCGAAGCGGTCAACCGCTGTAGTTTGGATCGACGCCGCTCCCGCCGCATAGCTGACAGAAGCTCATCGTGCAGACGCGCATCGTCTTCGGATCGTCGCCCTCGAAGTCGGGCAGCGGGTCGGTGTGCCCAGTCCCTCGGCATGCTGGACACGGGGCGACCGCACGCAGCGCAGCCCTCGCCAACCGGCGGTAGAAGTCAGGCGGGACGAGCGTCGTCCGGTCCATGCGCAGCGACGGCGCGACCTCGAAGTCTGTCCACTCGTTGCAGAGGCGCCCACGGTCAGCAGAAAACTCCTCGGCCATCTCCTCGACGGCGCTGGAGATAGATGCCTCTACCTGGGACAGAATGTCGGCACTTGTCGACAACTGTCTACGTTTCGTCATCTCGCCTCCACCTTGCGAAGCGACACCGCCCGTCGTATCGGCGGCCAGCATCGGTTCACCGACGCACACCCCCCGCAACGACTCGATCGGTTCCCCGCAGACTACCCTGAGATATCCGCACAACACACCCCCTCACCTAGTTTCCTCGACATCCGCTTTTGCAATGCCTGTGTCATCATCCACGGTCGCTTGAAGGTGATGCCCGTCCTGAAGCCAGAGGATGAAGCAGTACGTTGCGATCTTTATCAGGTCGCGCTCGCGATGGAATGTCTTGTAGCGACCCACGTACTTGAGCATCGTCCCAAGTACCCAATGCTCGTCGAACTGGCGGATGATGTCCGTCCACTCGGCATCCTCCGAGAACGCATACTTGTCTCCGCCGTGCTCGAACTGCCTCCGCAGGATCGCCTCAAACTTCGGCCAGAACTCGGCCTTGGTTGCGATCGTCGTCGGCACGTGTCCCAGCCTCATCTCCCTTACGTCCTTCACCGCTCCCACTTGTCAACGACCTCCCCTGTCTGATTCGTTACAACCACCGCGCCCCCCTAGTCGAACAGCGCCAGCCCGCGCTCGTCGAGAATCCGATGCAGCTCCTCACGAAGGAGTGCTGCTTGCCTCCTAACCGCTACCGCATCGGTATCTCCGCGCTGCTTCAGGTGCTCGTCTAGCTCCTGCATCGCGTAACGCCAGTCGCCGCCATGAACGGCGTTGTCGAACTCCTCGCGCTCCTGGGGCAGACGGAAGGTTAGGACGGCTCGCATGGCTTCTCGTCTGTGTGGGCGAGCATCGCGGCGATAACGTCGCGCAATGGGTCAAGGTCTTCCTTGTCTATGGCCCAGCGATCGGTCTCCAGAACTGCGTATGCTCCACCGCCGGCATTCTCTGCGCGGATGTGCAACTCTTGGGGCTCATTCGGGCCGCATGAGTCTGGCTCCTGTACCAGGCTCACGCTTAGCTCGAATACGGATATGCCCTTCGGCAACTTCCTGAGCGCGTCGTCAAGCATGGCCCCCTCCTGTCTCGCTTGTGAACCTTCCGGGATCTCCAGAGAGTTCGCATCCGCCCTTGTTCGCGGGACGCGAACAACGCCAATCCGCGAACAAGAACAGCCCCACCACGAGCGCCCACCCCGCGTAGATCGGCCAGGCAAACTCCCAGTAGGTCATCGCTTGCCCTTCAACTCCACTCCCGCGACGGTGAAGTCCTCGGGGTGCAGGAACCCCGACTGGACCAACAGCGACAGAATCCCAAACGACAGCGACTCGACCTCTGTCTCCTTCAAGTCCATGCCGAGCGATACGTCCAGGATGTGCGTCCCTTCGTGGATCAGCGATTGCAGCGCCGTATACGGATCGCTTAGGCAGACGGGGTCAAGGACGATCTCGCGGCGCAGGAAGTCGATACCCGCCGAGGCGGTAGTCGTCGCGCCGTCCTCGTCCTCTTCGTCTTCGAGGTTGCGCCGGATCTCCTCGACGCGCTCGGCGTCCCAGCGAATCGGGAACACGCTCGCGCCAAAGGTCAACGCTGCGATGTCGCGCTTCTTCACAGTTCCCCCCTCTGCCGCAGGATGTAGGCGCGGCGAATGACCGTCTGCGGCGACCGCTCGACGCGGAACGTGGCGTTGATGTAGTCAGCGACGATCGCCGGCGTAACGTGTCCCTTCCCGTAGTAGCGCCGCAGGATGTCGTCTTGCTCTTTGGTCCAGTCGGCGAGGCGGGTTGGCTCGGCGGCGAGGGCGTCGAGGTCGGGGACGGTTAGGGTGTCAGGCTTGCGGCCTTTCATTGCGCCCCTCCGTCTGTCCAGTCTAGGACTTGACAGATTAGCCAACGCTGTTCTGCCGTGAACCCATGCCTATTGAACTGGTACTCAAGAGACTCGCGGGCTGTCGTCATTCCGTAGGTGTCGGCAGCCGCCTTCCAATCGAGGACCATCTCCACGATGTCTAGCCATCCCATCTGTTCAACCGACGCATGGTGCTCTGGATGGTGCGAGTTCTCCGCAAAGTGATGGTGAATGCATGGCGCATCCCTAAGCGCCATCTCGTAGGCATCAGATCCAATCGGATTCTCTCTAGCAATATGATGGATCTTCACGAAACCGGGAAACTCGTCTGGCCCTAGTTTGGATTGATCGTGCATTTGAGCACGTTGCGCGAGATCACCAATTAGCCGCTCGACGTTGGCTGCTAAGTGCTTCTGATGCCTGATTAGGGCGGCAAGAACGATTGACGATTCCTCGCTCACAGCGCAATCACCCCCGCTGCCTGCTCCACCACACACGTCTCCGCGTGCCAGTCATACGCCCCGTCCTCTACGTCAAACCACACCACGCCCCAGTCAACGTCGTCGTCCACTTCCTCGGCCCCAAACTCACTCGCACCCTGGAGCGCCGGTAGGCTCATCGCCAACCACGAAGCGTTGCCGACGTAGGAGTAGTAGTGCGTGTGCGCGAATAGGTGGACCTGTGCGCCGACGTCCTTCCCGCGTGCCGCCCGGAGCTCGTTCCACATCGCGGCCTTAGCCAGCGCCGTGCCCCGCCCGTGCGGAATACCCGAGCGCCCGATCTTGTGCCGCAGCTTGAACGTCACGCCTTCAATCTGCACGAACTCTCGCGAGGCGATGTCGGCCCCTAGATCACGGGCTATCTGCGACTCCCACTTCTCTAGCTTGCCCGAGTGCCGCGGCGTCCCGTAGACCATCACGATTCGGGGCGCTTTCCAGATGCGTATACACTCCTTCGCAATCTCGCACTGGTCCTCGCGGTCCTCGCTGACGAGGTGCCGCCCGGTCTCCCGCCCGTCGATGCAGTCGCCGAGCCCGAACAAGAAGTCCACTGGGCCAATCTTCTTGACGATCTGGGTGTACTTCTTCCACGATGCCGCCTGGTATCGCGCCAAGGCATCGCGTTCGGGGCTAGTGCCTAGTCGGAATTGCCAGGCGGGAGGCGTCAAGCCGGTCGGGTGACCAGAGTGGAGGTCAGCGATTGCCGCTCCCCGTTTCAGGATTGCTCCCTGGCAATGTCGCGCTCGAACGCCTCCCGCGCGGCCCGCTCGTCTTCTCCTTCCTCAAGCAGCGCATCGAGAACGTCGGCAACTAGATCCCTCGCCAGGCAATGCCCGGTCGGCCCCTTGTACCCGCCCGCGCGCAACTCCTCGCGGATCTCGCGCACCCGCTGTCTGTTCATTTCCCACCTCGAGCCTTCCGCAACTCGCCAGTCCGCAGATTGAGGTCGAACACAACAAGCTCCGGCTGGTCTGTTCGGAAGTGATAGCGGCCACGCGCATACCCCATCTCGCGTAGCCGCCGCATGATCGCACCGCAGGATATGAACGCCGCCTTGCCGCTTGCTCCGATGACGAACTCTCCCGCACCGTTACCGTGGAACTGGATACCGAGCTTCGCTGGCTCGGTATCCGTATCAAGCAAGATGTCCACCGACTTGTACTTCGACACGCACAGCTTGCCGCGCGCGGCTACGCCAATCGAGATTCCCGCTTGTGTGAAGCTCATGGCGTCCGCCGGGCATAACTGGTGCTTCCAGCTATTCTCTTGCTTCTTCCACGCCATCTACGCCCTCACGAGCAGCTTCGCGTCTCGACGATGATGTCAAACTCGTGCGTGTCGCCAATGACTCCGTCAGCGTTCTTGACCATGAGCTCGATGCGAACGACCGTCGTCGGCTTCGTCGGGTAGGTGACAGTCGAACCACCGTCGCCGTTTCCGCCACAGCCACACGCCTTGGCCTTCTTGGCCTTCGCGCTCTTGGTCGCGTTGTACTCGTCGAGCGGAATGAACTCGTTGCAGTTCGACGCCACGCCAAGCGTGTACGGACACCGGCCCAGCAAGTAGACCTTGAACGCCCCGCTTGGCATCCACTTGCCCGAGCACTCCTGATAGGCGACGTGGTCGCTGGCCGTTGTGTATACGGGCATCTCTGCCCCCGTATCCTTGACGTAGGCGCGCAACCGAACCAAGTACGGCCCGCTACCGTTGTCCTCAATGCCCGTCTTGACCGTCGGCGCGCCCGAACCCGCATCGCACCCATGCACCTCTTCGCGCGTGTTGAGGAACAACTGCTCGCCAAACCCATACCACTGCTTCGTGAGCAGGAACCCTCGGAACTTCGGCGCGGGGCGCAATGCCGGCGCAACTGGAGTCGTCGGCGTAACCGGCGTCGGCTTCGTCTTCCTGTTGCCAAACACGATGAGCGCGATCACTCCGATCGCGGCTAGAGCAAACCAACCCCAACCCATGAACCCTCCTATTTCACCCAGAGCTTGTAAGCCAGTTGGGCAAGCGTGAACGCCACGCCCCCGCCTGCCGCGATATTCCACGGATTGCTCACGATGGCCGATACGGACCCGTCCTTGAACAGGGCCGTCGTGCCCGCGCCAAGTACGGCGCACAGGATCGCAACGAGCGACAGCGCCTTCTTGCCCGTCCACGCGAACTTGGCCTTGAGCCACTGGAACGCGAACGCGGCAAGGATTCCAGACAGGGCATAGACCAAGTAGCGGAAGAGCGGAGCCTTCGTCACCTTGGCCCACCACTTCGAGAATGCTGACGGCTTCTTGGCCGTACCAGAATTGGGAACGGTCGTACCCGCACAGGGAACGATCACCTTCACGTCCCCCGACGCGATGATCTCTAGGTCTCCAACCTTGACGGTCGTCGTCTTGGCGTTCGCCTCAAACGAGAACCAGACGAGGACAGAGACCGCGACACCAACGACGAAGATAGCCGCTGCAACGGCCAGCGTTACTTTCCTCACGCCGCCCCTTCTGAATGCGTGAACTCGCCCACCAGGTTCTTGAAATTGACGAAGGCGTCGATCACGCCGCCGATCCCGTCAACGATAGCCGTGACGATCGACTCTCGCACTCCTAGACCGCTCATGATGCTTCTAAGCGATGCTAGGACACCCGCCTTCTTCTCCGCCCCCCATCCGGGCTGCTCGAACTGCTTGATGAGCTCGATGACTGCCGGGATGGCGATTAGAAGAGCCTTCACGTACTCCGGGATGTACGTCACCCACTCTGGTAGCTTCACTCTTTCACCCCTCTTGTCTTGATGCAGTCGACTAGTTCTACGAACGCCTTCGTGTGTGCTTCTCGATCCTCTGCGTCGTGAGCGAAGTGGTTCTCGATCACGGTTGCATTCCTGTCCACGGACTTCTGTAGGCCGGCCACGGCAACGTTCATCCCCTCGACCGACTCCTTCATGGAATCGCGTAGCGGCACAACGATCGTCTCGGATACAACTTTGATGGTGTCGAGTGTTGATTTCTTGTCGTGCCGCTGCGCGTATACGAACAGGGCAACCACCGCAACAAGGAGCAGCCCGATCGCCACAAGCGGAGTTAGTTGAGACAGCGCCTCAATCCACTTGGGCCCGTTTGTCACTACCGCTTCGCCCACGTTACCCCCAAAAGCAAAAGACGCCCCGGTTTCCCGGAGGCGTCTGGTCTCCCCGCCCATGCGGGGACCGACTGCCTTGTCGGATACGTTACTACCCTACGCCTTTTCAGGCCCCTTGTCAAGTTCGCGGTGATAGACAGCGCCCGCAAACGTGACTGGATCTACGTTAGAGAAATCCATTTCGCCAAGCGGGGGTAGGTTCTCGATCCGCTTCCCCGCCTGGCTCCAAACGCGCCTCTGTTCTAGTGCGTGTCGCTCTTTCTCGATAGATGCCCGCGCCTCGATCGCCATGATGGCATTCTGGTGCGCCATGAGTTCCACGATCTCGCTGCGTTCGAGCGCGATCTCCGTCCTCTTGTCCATCGTCCCCCCTATGCCGAAGACCTCAAGCGGATGTAGCGGACATCCGAACCGACAACAAGCGTGATGTATCCCTCGTAAGTCCCTCCGGTAGACACCCAACCGGACACCTGCATCGTGCTCGCCCCGCCGACGTTGAGGAAGATGTCGTCGTATGCCGTCAGCGTGAGGTCGCCACGCTGCGCATTCAGCGTCAGGTTAGTGTAACCGCCAAGCGTTGGGCTTTGAGACATGCTTAGATAGCTAGAATTGGCGACCGTCCCATCCGTCGAGTAGCCCAGCCACTGCCCGCTCACGATGCTCAGACAGTTCGGGTAGGCCGCGCTTACGCTACGCACATCGCCGACGTTGTAGAGCGTGTGGGTCGCCAGGTCGAGGTCTGCTGAGAGCGTCCCGGTGATCGAGCCCACTACGATCAGCTCCGTCCCCGTCCACTTCATGTAGTTCGTCGCGTTGCCGATGGAGAACATGGAGGCGCTGGCCGCATAGCCCAGCCAGAATCCGGGGTCGGTGTCAGTCGGGCTCGACTTGCCTTGACAGATAGCGCTCCCCGTCGTCGTCGCCAGCGTGATCGTCTGCGCGTCAATCGTCCCCGCCGTGAGCTTCGAGACGGAGAGCGTTGCGATCTTCCCGTCCGTCACCGCGAGGTCGACGATCTGGTTGGTGTTCACAACGTTCGTCGTCGCCGAGATGTCGATGGCCGAGACCTTGATCGACAGCGTCCCCGCGAGCGGGTTGAAGCGGAAGTAGTAGGAGCTTCCCTCTGCGTACAGCCGCCCGGCTGAGTCTAGGTACGTCGCCCACGTCGAGCCGTCCCAGTAGCCCAGATAGTCTGTCGTGACGTAGAGCCCGGCGTCGCCCGGAGCGGAAGGCAGCCCGCCCGCCACCCCGCCCGGAATGTTGGAAATCTTGACCGCGCTTAGGTCGTTCGCCTGGACGTAGGTCTTCAAGTCGAACTCTCGCGTCTTGTTCCCAAGCTCGATCGAGATCGCGCCGGGACTCCCCGTGACATCCGACTTCGACACCGACACGATGCGAACGCTGGCGGTTACGTCTAGCGCGGGATCATCAATGCGGAGCAGCTTCCCCAGCGTGAAAGCGTCAATGGACTCCCCAGTGATCGCCGTGAGGTCCGCCGCGCTCACGCGGTAGGTTAGCTTCGGGGTGGAGAGTTCCGCCGCGTAGTCCACCGCCGCCGTATACAGTTCCGCGACGGTCGTGTAGTCCTGGTCGACCCAGTACTTCTCGATGACGCCGTAGGTGCCAGTGTTGGTATCGATGTACTTGAGGCCCGTTGGGTTCACCGAGGAGATGTCGACCTGCTCCGTCCCTGCCCCTGCCCCAAACGCCCACAAGCGCGTCACGAGCTCCGTGACGTCCTCTTCCTTCTCGATTGTCTGAAGGTTGCGCCCGTAGTCGATGTAGGCGCTGACTTGCGTCTCATCGTCTACAAGGTTCAGCGTCCACGGGTAGGCGTTGGTGTTGACCGTCCACAGATACCCCGACTGGAGGCGCCCTACGATGTCGCACAGGCACGCCCACAAGGAAGCGCCCCGCGCCCACTCGTAGAGGAATTGGGCGTTGAAGTCGCACGTCCCCAGCGCCCAATTCGATTGGAGCGCAAGAACGTCGGCGATTGATACGGCAGTCCCCGGCCCCGAGTAGGTGATCGCCGCCACCTTCGCGTCGATCAGCGTAGCGAGGACGTGTTCGCAGTCCACCCTAATCTCGGTCGCCTCGCCGTCCGAGTAGGTGATCTTCTTGATGCGGAAGAGTTCTACCCGTTCGTCGTCGTCGTAGATTTCGGCGTAGCGCAGGACGGCGATCTCGGCGGCGTGTGGATCGTCGGCAGCGATCGTGAACCCCGCCGTCCAAATCTCGTTCTCTCGCATCTCGTAGTTGATCGCGTAGGCGTCTGCGATGTCAGCGACTAGCTCCCGCGAGGTGTTGTAGACCTTGACCATTACACCCACCGATCCTTGTAGACCACCGTCACGCCGAGTGTCCGTGAAACCTCTGAGTCCGTGAACGTAACTTCGTTCACGCCAGGCCCGAGAGAGATCCACTCCCCGTCCATGTTCTTCATGTCGTTCACGCCGTTCACCGTGAGGAGTTGCTGGTCGCAGTCGATGACGAGAACCGCGCCGGGTGTGAGGCTGCCAAGGTACTCAAATAGCGTGCCGCTCCACACAGCACCATCTATCAAGAGCGACACCCCGCCGACGATGCTCACCGCCGCTTCGAGTAGGTGGATCGCGGTCGAGATGGACACATACATGCGCGGCGCGATCGCGGCTGTCGCAGAGAAGACCTGATTGGCAGACGCCGACACGCTCTGCGCGGCAGTAATCGCCGCCGAGGCTTCCGTGACTTCCGTCCATGTGACGGACAGATACGGTTCGTGCCCGGCGTCGTTGTAGAATGTCGCTCCCTCGCCAACCGCAACGGGGGCCGTGGCGGAGATGTCTTTGCTGGTGCGAAGGATGAGCTTCGTTGTCCCGCCACATTGGACCCATCCCATGCCGGTTGAGTTCATCGTTATGTAGCTCCAGATGCCGGAAGAGAACGACGTTGCCGCCTTTGATCCACCGTCCCCGCTGTACTTGGAATAGTCGTAGTCACCCAAGACGACGGGATCATGCGGGTAGTCTGGTTGGCCGTTCTGAAGCACGATGTCACACGCGGTGACGTATACGGTCTTCGGATACAGGTACAGCTTGCAGGACGTCACCACCGACCCAGCTGGGATGGTGCTTGTGTCGAATAGGAGTGGCCCGCGCAGGACGGAGTACACGCCGGTATCGAGGCCCTGCCAGGCGGATACGGTTGTGTCGCTGTAGCTCACAGCCGCCGCGGCGTTCCTGCACGTAGTGTAGTTAGCGTCGATCTTCCAGAGCTGGACATGCAGCCCCGACCTTGCCGCAATGTTCGCTGAGTGCGCCACTACGACCACCTCGGCTCATGATCGACGTCCATGTCAACCGTTCGGCTTACTGCGGCGTCGCTGTACTCGACGACGTTTGCACCAGGGGCTAGCTTCCAGAACACGCCCGTCATGTCGTAGCGCACGTCCGTACCGTTCTTCTTCACGGTCATGCGGTCGGTGTCGATTTCGAGGATGTCGCCCGCCGCGAGGCTGCCTGAGTAGCCAATCAACTGGACGATGTACTTGATGGCGACGATCTGGAGCGAGGTCGTTGCTGTAATCGCCACTACGCCACCGCGCACGATCATGCCAAGCGCGGCGACAGAGACCGCGACGGAGATCGCCGACGCCAGCGTGAACAAGAGCCCACCACGCGGGATGATCTCGGCGCTGGCAGTGATCGCCGCAACTGCATCGGCTAAGAGACTCGCCGCCGCCGCCAACTCCGCTACGGCCTGAGCGTCCACCACCCCGTCAAGCGTCATCGTCCCCACGGCTACTTGTGAGGCGACGACGTTGATCCCCGCCGACGCGCGGCGAATGGGTGAGCCCAGGCTGACGAGGACTGCCGTAACGTGCTCGATGCTGACCTTGCCGTCAGCGAGGAGGTTGCCTGCCGCGACGACTTCCGCCGCCGCCGTGATGAGATCCTGGGCCGAGGCCAAGAGCGCGGCCTGTGCTTCGATAGACGCCGCGGCAGAGATGGCGGTATTGCCTCCGCGGATGAGGCCGGCGACTGCTTGCATGGACGCGGCAATCGCCACGGCGCACACCCCGACCTTGACCATGGTGTCGGGGACAATACTGAGAGAGGCGCTCGCGTCAATGTCTACAACTCCGTCCGCAATCAGGCTGGCCGCGGCGACGATGGATGCGACCGCGTCAACGTCGACAACGCCGTCCGCCGTTAGGCTGCCAGCCGCGATGAGGTCGGCGACCGCGGCGATGTCCGCCTTGCCGTCTGTCGTCAAGTTCGCCCCCGCCACCAATGCTGCGAGCGCCGCTATCGCACACGCGGCAGCCTTGACCATGCCGTCTGGGACAATGCCGAGGAAAGCGCTCGCGGTGACGCCCGCCGTGCCGTCTACGATGAGGTTCGCCGCCGCGACAAGCCCCGCAGCTGCACCAACATCGACAGCCCCGTCCGCAAGGAGGATTCCCGCCACGACAAGATCAGTGACGGCGGAGATGTCGACAACGCCGTCCGCAATCGTAGACGCGAGAGCGGACAATGAGGCCGCAGCTTGTACGTCTACCGCGGCAACCTTGAAGACGGCTCCCGCGGGATCGACTGACACGACCGCCTGGATGTCCACTGCGCCCAGCTTGACGAGCGCCTGGAGAATCAAGAGCGCCGCCGCAGCATTCGCGTCTACCTTGCCGTCTGCGATGAGGGAGCCAAGGACGACAAGTGATGCCGCTACGTTAGCGTTCACCTTCCCGCCGAGGGTGAGCTCGCACACCGCCGACAATGATGCTGCCGCGTTCGCGTTCACAACACCAAGCCGAACGAGCGTCGCAACATCCGCAAGGTTGGCTGCCGCAGATATGGCAACCACGCCGGATTCAAGTTGCGACGCCCCGCCCGCCTTCCAGAAGCAGCCAGCTTCCCCGACGAGCGGCTTGGCCTGCGAGTTGTAGAGCGTCGTGACCCATGTCGAGGCTTTCTCTGCGTTTAGTAGGCGGTACTCGTCTCCGATACCCGCGAAGAAGTTGGCCTCATTGTGCGACCCAATGAGGAGCGCCCGCGCCACATTCTCCATCGCGGTGTAAGTGCCTGATGTATCGTCCGTGTCGTCTATCTGGACGCCGTCACGGTAAATCTTGAATCCAGAGCAGGCTTCGTTCCCCGAGTATGTTCCGACGAAGTGATGCCAAGCGTTGTCGTTCGCTAGAGCGGTGTTGTAGTGCCGCCCACGGAAAGCCCCGGTTGAGTTGTCCCACGCATCGAAGTAGATCTTGCTTCCCGACGAGACGTAGAGAAGCCACTCTCTCAAGTCGGCTGGTCCGCCGCCTGCCGCTGTCGTGTAGATTCCGATGAGGGAGCGCGAGGCCACCTTATCAGTGTCGAACTTGACCCACAGCGCGATCGTGAAGGGCGAGTCCGTAGACCCATCCCCGAATGAGAAGTGGGCATCATCCCCCATCGAGATGTAGTCAGCGGTCCCGTCGAAGTCTTGTGCGCTACCCACGACTCCGCTTGTCGTCACCGCAGGATGAGCCGCCGCTTGCTTCGTTCCGTTGTGGGCCAACGTTCCGTAGTCGTCAACGCAGGACGTGCTCGTGGTACGTGCCTGTGCCGCGACTGATCCAAAGTAGCGGATGTCTGCCGCTCGGTCGTACCCGTCCGCGCCGAGGAACCAGACGAGCCGGAACGACGGAAGCGCATTGAGTGGGTAGTACGGCATCGAGTTGTGCGTCGACGATCCCGTTGTGATGTCCCGCGCCTTGGCCCAGGAGATGGCGCTGATTGGCGTCGAGTATTCCTGCACCTCGTCCTTGGCCGACACGGCGACAGTGAACGCGGCATAGAGCGTCGTACCGAAGATGTAGAGCGATCCGTCGCAAATGCTCGTGTCTGCATCGTATGGCGTCCCAATCGCATCGCTCTCTAGGACCGTGGTCTCATTCCACGCCCCGCCCGAGTAGTCGAAGCAGAGCAGCTTGTCCGTCGCAACGGAATCCGTGACCTTGTAGAGGATGAACGGCCTGTTCGTTGAGTCTGCGACGATTGCTCCGACGTACCCAGTATCCCATGATGCGTCGGAGTTGAAGACGAGATAGCCAGCGCCCTCGGCCATCGGCAAGGTGATCGCTCCGCCGTCCGCTTCCTTCCATGCCGGTGTCGCTGCCGTCGCGTTGTCCGTGTAGGCATAGTAGAGATCGTGGTTGAGGTTCCCCGCCGAGTAGTCTCGGTAGTGGTAGGCGAGGTGAACACGATCCGAGGCCCCAATGCAGACGGAGTAGTATTGGGTATCGAGGTCCGCTACGCCCTCAACCACCGTCTGACTGTTGCCCCAGGTCGCGCCCGAGTCGGACGACAGGATGCGGTAGATTCCGTAGTACGTCGTCCCGCCGTCCGCTCTGGTTCCTCGGTAGAAGAGCGCGAACTTACCGTCCGACAGGATCAGGCATTGGGGATAGGCACAGTTCATGTCAGAGTTGACGGCGTTGACGACCGAACCCCACGCCGAGATATCCTCGACGTTCGTCGACTTCTTCATGAACAGCTTGCCTGTCGCCCCAGAATACCCGCCATAGAAGACGTAGATGTAGCCGTCTGCGTCGATTGCCAGCGTTGGGGCGTTGTGTGCCGAGTCCGCTTCGGCGTCGTCTACCTTGACCGGCGTCGCCCAACGCAGGGTATCGAGGTCGAAGTAGGTGATGTAGATATCGCACCCCGTCTGCCACTTGAGGTATCCGAGGTAGATCCTTTGGTACGTGCCGGAGAAGTAGATCGCCCGCCGCTTGTTGAGCCACAGCGAAGTAGCGTCCGCCGCCGTCTGGATCGTCCCATCGCCCATCCCGAGCGCGAAGACGTACTCCGACGGGAACACATTCGCCGCGTCTTCCTGTCCGATGCACGTTGAACAGCCACAGTAGATGTAGAAGTCAGCGTCAGCGTCTACGTCGTGCGTACACTTGACCCAGGCGATCAGCGTTGTGCCATCGAACGAGACGATGCGATGGGGGATCTTGGTCGTACCGTTTGTGTTTGTGAAGACGATGTCCCCGCCGCCTGGCTGCGCGTTGGCTAGTTCGGGCCACTCAGTCGTCGTGATCTTTAGCGGAGTCGGGAAGTCGGCGACGTCTGCGCCGACCTTCGTATGGTCGACCGTCGCCTTGTAACGATACGTCCAGACATCCGATCCCGACGTGTACCAAGTCGCCATCTAGGCCCCCATCTTCACGAGTTCGCCCACGATCTCCGCGTCCGTCATCGTCTCGCGTAGCCCCTTGACCTTGTCAGCTACCCAGGCCACCGTCTCCGTCCTCGCGCCTGCCATGAGGTCGTTCACCTCGAGAAGGTCGATCGACTTGTAGTGATGCAGCCGCACGTCGAAGTCCATCCAAATCTCGAACCCTCTCTCTCTGGCTGCGTCCCAGAACGCAAACCCCGGCGAGCCCCATTCCGTCCCGTCCTCGTTCAGCTTGGGGTGGCGATACGTCCCCACGGGGATCGCCTCGAGCACCTTCCGCTTGGCGAGGACGCCCGACATCGAGACGCGGTCGATCTTCTCTAGCCCCGATCCGTATACGTAGGTGTACTTCTGTGCCGCTTCATTCCACCTAAGAGAGACGGGGCACGGGCCCTTGCCCGACACCCAATGCCAGCACACCCCGGAGCAGACGTCCTTGTCATGCTCGGCAAGTCGCTCGATCGCATCGTCAGGCGGGCACTCGTCATCATTCAGGATGAAGGCGTAGTCGCAATCCGAGTCAAGGAACTTCTTATGGAGTCGGTTGAAAGCCCCCTCTACTGGAGCAACCCCGTAGGCTTTCATGTCGACGACCTCATAGCCCCGCATCGCGCTACGGACTATCCAGTCATGCAGCACCGCCTCCATGCGGCCCATTGTCGGGAGTAGGATCGCTACCTTCATTCAACCCCCTCAACTGCTTCACGAGCCCTTCCACGTCGGCGTTTGGGTCTTTCAGCGCCGTGAGTAGCGCGAATAGCATCGCCGCGTTCTCGCCCTTCACGATCAGGCGGATTTCCTTCCCGCCAAGCGCCGCGGGCGAGACTGGTAACTCGGCCTTGAGCTCCAGCCTCGCCTGGGCGTCCACTACTCGAGTCGGCTTCGCGCCGATGTTGGGGGCGAGAACCATGTGACACTGAGCCTCATGGATCATTACGCCCCCGCTGCGATCGTGATGTCGATGTTCCCCGCAGAGAACTTGATCTGGTCACCGTCCCCGACCGTCTTCGGAGTGGTCAGCGACCCATAGGCCGTGTCAAGGGCGCACGTCGCCGTCGAGCACGAGCTGATTCCTAGATGCGTGATCGTGCCCCACGCCCCACCCGTCGCTACCTCGAACGTCAAGTCCGCCGAGTTGTCCATCGTCCGCGAGGCCGCATCGTCGCCGAACGTGATTGCCTTGCGCGTGTAGCAATAGCACGCAGGCACCTCACACGACGCGGAGCCCGTATCGGTCGGGTCCGCTAGATGCAGCGACCCGTAGACCTGTGTCGTCTTGAACGCCGCCGTTAGGATGGCGTTCGCCTTGTCCGTCACGAATGAACTCGCCATGCTCTCACCCCACTACCTTTTGAGCTACTTTGATCCCCGTCACGGCCCCAACCCCGTTGTTCGTGATCGTGATGACCACCGGAGTCGATACCGTGCCGTCGTTGGTGATTGACAGCGCCGTTGGAGACGCTGTCACCGTCGCCGTTTCCGTCTCTTCCGCTCCGTATGCGTAAGGGTCGGAGGCCACAAGAGGGAGCGTGAAGTACCCAATCGTGCTGCCGACCAATCGCTGCACTGAGATGTTCCCGTTGTAGCGAACCGTATACGTCTTGTCGGACTCCTTCAGGAATACGAGGGCGACGTCCTTGGGCTTTCCATCGGCATCTAGTAACGCCGCAGCTACCGATCTCGCCGCCGTCGCCAGCGCCGCCATCGTCGAGCCAACCACCGCACACGGGAGGCTGAACTCTCGAGGACCGAGATCCCCGTCGAACTCCCACCGCCCAGCCCGGCCAGGGATCTCGACGTACCGCTCGCGCACCGATGGGGCCAGCGGCTCGTCTGAGCCCTGCATCAACTCGATCCCAAGTGAGATGTCCGTCACTCCGTCAAGCGTGAATCGACTCACTAGGCTCATATCGTCGCCCCCGCACTCCGTAGCCGCGTGGCGTAGAGGTTGTACGTCTCGCGGGCAATCTTCTTGATGTCAAGGTCGTCACGGACGTTGATCGTCGCGCCGTCGTAGAGGCCGCGCATGTCAACCTGAATCCCGCTCGCTGGCTGGGCAGACATCGCCGTCACAATCCCCGAGCCGATCTTGGAGAAGACACCTTCGTTGAGCGGCAGGAATGCCTCGGGGCCGGATTCGGCGACCGCATGGGCTGGGAGAATCGTTGGGGAGGTAAAGACGCCGCCTTTGTCAAACCCCGCGATAGCAAGCCCGGTCGCCGCACCCGTATACGCTGCGGCCTCGGCCACCTTCGCGCCGACTGCCGGCCACAGAAGCGGGTCGAATATCGCTGCAAATCCAAGCGCCAACGCCTCGCCTGCCGCCGCCGCTGCTTTCAGGAAGAGGGATTCGCGCAGCGATGTGAGGACGTCCTTCGCCATCTGCTTCAGGACTTCCCAGATCGACTTGCGCGTCTCCTTGTAGGCAGTCTCCTCATCCTTCAAGGCTTGCGAGGCGGTGTCGTGCGCCGTCGTCTCCGCTGTCGTATACGCATCGAGGATGGCCTGGTGTTGGGTGTTGTACTCTTCCTCGGAGATGAGCTTCTCGTCTAGCTGCTTCTGGAGCGCGGCCAGCTCTTCGTCGCGTTGCTTCGCCGCTTCGTCAACGGCTGTCTGCTCCTCTTCCTTGATCTGATCGAGCGCAGCCTGGTACTCATCGGCCTGGTTGAGGTACTCGTTGATCGCCCCACCAACGATGTCCCCGAATGTGTCGGCGACGATCTGCCCGGTCTCGCCAAGCTCGATCATCTCTTCGCCAGCTTCGTTCGTCTTTCTGACGACGAGGCCCAACTTCTCCGCAAACTTGGCCCATGACCGCGTTGCCTTCTCTACGACTGGCGTAGACTCATCAATCATCCCAGACACGCCGGGGATTACTTCGTCGTAGGCCGCGACGATCTGGCCCGCCATCTCATTGAATGCGGCCAGCCCGCTTCCCTCTGGAGATGTAAGAGCCGCCGTCGCCGCGCCCTGCAAATCGGCTATGAGCGCCGCCGTGGCTCCCGCGCTAAGTCCGAGTTGCCTCGCCTTGCCAGCGAGTTCCGTCATTCGATCTGCTACTGCCGCCGTATCGGCGTTCGCTTTCGTGTAGTCGATGTATCTGTAGTCCGTAGAGAACATCTCGCCATAGGTCGCGCCAGCTACGTCCTGAACTTCATGCTCAGAGATGATCTGGGCTGTCTGCTGGCGAATTGGGGCGAGGTCGGCAGTTTGGCTGGTTATCCACTCTCGATACTGCGCTTCTTTCTGGGCCTGTTCTGCCGCCTCTCGTTCCGCTTCGGCGATGGCCTCCATGTGCTGTCGGAGCCTCGCCGCTTCCTGATTCGATTGGATGATGCGCGTTACGAACAACCCAATACCGGCACCAATCGCCAGCGTAGCCAACTTGATCGGGTCAAACGCCGCGGCGATCTTCCCGAGGTTGGAGATCACTCCCTCCAACTTCATCGCCGCGAACGCCGCAACAATGGCGACAATACCCATGATGACGGCGTCCTTGTTCTCGATGATCCAGACGAACGAGTTGGCGAGGCCGGTCGCCATCGACGTGAAGAAGTCCTCGATGCCCTGCTTGTTCTCTGTGAAGACGTCGACCAGCTTTTGCATCGAGGGAACAAGGTTCTCTCCAACAGCCGTCTTCATGTCCTCGACGTTGTTCTGGAGGATCTTGACGCCCGAACCGAACGTCGTGACCTTGATGTTGAAATCCTCTTGCAGATCACGCGCCGTCTCGTACTCGACGTTCGCTAGGTGTACGGACGATTCGACGTCGCCCCAGTTCTGCCCGAGGATCTCCACCTTGTTGGCCGACTCGCCAAGCAGATCCTTCAACGTGTCAGCGTTCGCGCTTCCGTCCCCGAGCTTCGTGGCGATCTGTCCAAGCAGGCCGACGAAGTCGTTGTCGCGCATCGTCTCGAACTGCTCCGTGGTCAGCCCGAGCGCCTCCGCGAAGTCCTCGATCTTCGTCGGATCGCGCATCGCGTCGACGACGCCCTGCAACTGGGAAGCCGCCTCGCGGGCCGTTCCGCTGATCTCGGTGAACGACGCGACGAGGGCAGCGATCTCCGGTGCCGTGGTCGCCATGCCGGTGAAGTTGTCGGCAACCTTCTTCGTGTTGGAGACGAGATCCTCGAAGTTGATGTTGTGGGTGTCAGTGAGCGCCGAGATCGCTGACCCAAACCCCTCGAAGTCGAGTTCCGAATCCCCGAGGATCTTCTTGATTTTGGCGAAGTCCTGGCCGACCTGCTCGGGCAATGCGCCCGTGGCGATACTGATCTTGGCAACGCTCGTCACGAACTTCTCAATCTCGGGAGCGGTGTCCATCCCCATCTGCGCCGCAGCATTGGCGACCTTCATCAAGTCTCCGGTTGTGATGGGGACTTGCAGCGACAGCTTGCGCATCGCCTCGCCAACGCCGCCCGCCTGGTCGGGGTCAATCTTCGTTGCCAGCTCTGCTACGGAGTCACCGTACTCCGACGCCGCCTGGACTGCTTCTTTGAGGAAGCCCTTGAACTCGGAAACGATCTTGCCAATGGTGAACGCGCCGATAATGACGGAGCCGACCTTCTTGAAGGTCGATTCAATCGTGCCGCTATGTGTCTGCGCGGTCGCGGTAACTGCCTTGATGTCAGCTTCGGCAGCAGTACGGTTGATGGAGATGGTCCCGAACAGCGTGAAAATGTTTATGGCCCATCACCCCCCGGCGGAATCCACCCCATCCGCCCAGCCTTCATCAGCCGCTCAATCTCTTCGTCCGTGATCTCGGGGGCCTCTGCCGCTTTCGGCTCCCCCAACCCCAACTGCCCCAGGAACACGTCAAACGGAATGACGCTCGCCCACTCTCCCGTCCCCGTCATCGGCGCGTTCTCTCGATAGCTCCACAGCGCCTCCCACCACCGATCCCGCTTCACGCCATCCCGCGTCACGCGGAAGAGTTGAATCAGCCGCGCATACGGGATCGCTAGGACTTCTTCGTCCGTCCAGCCGTAGCGTGCTTGGATTCTGTCGATGGCTTCTTCAACCGCTCGAGCAGCGTCTTCACCCCCGCGCTCTCTTTCATCGCCCGGAAGCTCTCGAAAAAAGCGACCACGTCTTGGTGCTCGACCAAGGCTTGGATGACCTTCATTTCAGAACCCAGCGGGAAGACGTCGGGGTCGCGGATCGTCCCCTTGTTGGGGTCACGAATCTCCGCCCGCCCCGCCTCTCGCTGCTGGCGCATCGACTCTTGGCGCTTCTCTTCCGAGACACCCGGATCGAGCCCGATCACGCTCGCCAATAGCTCGATGACGTGATCCAGCGCGTGCGCCATCGCATCGACGATGAACGTCCCAATGACCGTCGCGTCAGCGTTCTTCCCCGCAACAAGCGTCGCCCGCTGCATCTGCTCGCCCGCTACTGCCCAAATCCGGGCAATGATGCTGATCTGCGGCAGGCCCAATCGCTGGACCTTGTACGTCGTGCCCTCGATAACAATGGAGGGCGGCTCCCACATCATCGGAGCCGCTCCCCGCCCCTCACCATCACTCATCGTCCCCCCTCTACGCTGCTCCCAACCAGAACTCCCACGGGCTATTCGCTAGCGTCAGCCCAACGTCGGCGTCGAAGAAGCCCTTGAACTTGCACTTGATGATCGCTTCCTCTAGCGCGCCGGCTGGAATCGACACAGGAGACGGCTCCGCGAGGACGTTCTTCAGCACGAACACGCAGTACGGGTTCGTATACGACTGGTTCGACAGCTCGCACACAAGCGCGACGTTCGTCCAGTGGTCGCCCGCGGCGATCTGGCCTGACGTTACGATCGTGTAGGCGTCGCCCGACGCGGTCGTGTCGTACTCGTAGACCGCCGTCACTTCGTCGGTGTCGGCGATTGATCCGCCCTGCGCCACGGTCTTGGCCGTAACGACGCCCGTGCCGGTGGCTACCGTGTAGTCAGTCGTGATCGTGCATTTCGAAGTCGCGCCGCTCACGGTGCCATGCCAAATCTCGAGTGTCGAGAAGTCAACCTTGTCCGTGCCGACGAGGGCAACCCCGCCCTGCACGGTCGTCCCAACGCCGAGGTACTCGACCTGCTTGGTCGGCGTCTCGTCCGCCGAGTTCGCGCCGGGGATGTACCCCAGCCAGTTGTCTGTCGTGTGCTCAAGCAGGTTGACCGTTAGGCTCGGCACGCACTTCGCAACGAACCGATGCGACTTGAGGAGCCCCATCGCTCCATCTGGTTCCGTGTCGTGATACTCGAGCCCAGGATCGAACTCGCTTCCGCCCTTCGTCTCCCCAAGCAACGTGCCCGGAGCCACGATGCTCGTGAAGTTCTTGTAGACCTTCCCCGGCCCGCGGAGGTATCTTTGAACCGCCGCGGTGGAGATCCCCGTCTGTAGTGCGCTCGCCATGATCCCTCACCCCTTTACGTCACTATCGCCGTGATGTCTCTCGCCGCGACGATCCGCACATACCACATGCTTGAGTAGTGCCAGACCTTCTCCGCGTCCGTTGGTATGTATCCGCATCCACCAGGGAACCTCTCGATGAGGCCACTGGCTTCGTTAGCCGCTGTCGCAAATCTCCACTCGTGTAGAAGCGCCGTTGCTCGATCCACCGCTAGGTCCAGGCGCTCGGGCGTCTCGTTGTAGTCCCACCAATCGAGGAAGTAGGTATGCGTGCCGTGGAAGACGTTGTCGCCCATGATGAGACGATGGACTCCGTAGGGCATCGTCGGATCTTGCGGAGCCATCACGCGGTAGAGGTCAACGGTCCCGCCAAGCGCCGACATGAGCGTGGCGTCGGTAGTCAGCCGCGTCCACAGCGCGCTCGTCACCGCTTGCCCGGTCTCGACGGCCACTAGAACCACCTCTTGTTGAGCTCGGCGATGATCTCTGGCTTGGCTTGTTCGAGTGACGGCCTAAGCCATTCGCGCCCGCCATGCTGCGGATCTCTCTTCTCTAGGTAGAGCCCGTAATCGAGCGACGTGCCGACGTAGCCGATCTCTCCCTCAATCAATACCTTCACGTCGCCACGCAATCGACCCGTTGCTACGGCGGGATACTCGCCCGGAGCGGAGGCCGTATACGTTGTCTGCGTCCCAGGAACGAGATACGTCCGCCCGCTCCTCGTCCCTGAGATGTTCTGGACAACCTGATTCCGGCCAACGTTGCACGCGGCAAGGAGCGCCTTCACCGCGCCCTCATTCATCGCCCTTGTGCATTCGGCCACGTTGCTCTGGAATCCCATCACGTCACCGCCCCAACAGCCGTCACGCCAGCCCTTGCCGTGATCGCCGTTACCGCGCTCCAGATCACTACCGCATCCCCCGTCTCGCCCTGCGCCTCACGTACAAGCACGATCATCTTTCGCCGCTGCCCGGCTACCTTCGTCGGCGGCTTCACGGGATAGAAGACCTTGAGCGCGTTCGGGTGCCCGTTCGTCATCCACACAAAGCGCGAGTTCGCCATCGTCACCGTCGGCCAGTCGTGGAAGTGGAACTCGTAGTCAACCTTCCCATCGACTGACTGGTATCTCTCGGCGCGTTCGGTCGGAACAGGGATCGCTTCTGCCCAACGCAGATTGGTGAGGGTCGTCGTCCACTTCGTGCCCCCAGCGGCCTGAGTCGCCTTCGTCCCCGTCTCGATCCGTATACGCTCCATCAGAAGCCCACCGGAATCCTGTACTTGGAGATCAAACTCCAGTTCTCTCCCATGGCCGTCCAGTTCCCGCCGCCCCACGTCGTGCTATTCGTCCCCGTGATGCTCTCTTGGATCACTGCGCCAGGGTTGCGGAAGTGGCGGAAGGCGTACTCGTAGATCCACTGGACGACCTCTTGCGGCACCGAACCCGCCGTCCGCACTTGCCGCACCATCATCGTGTCGTCGTCTGCCGACTCGACGTCGATCGCCCGCGTGTCGGGATAGGGATAACGCCTAGTTAGGGCGATCGTGCCCGCCGTGTTCGTTGCCGTGATCCCTGGAACACCAATAGAGCCGTAGGAGCCGCCGAGCGTCGTGGAGTTGATGAGCAAGCACAGATTGTCAGCGGTAAGCGAATCGGTAGCCCCTACGGCGAACTCGAGATCCTCTTCGTCGCCCACGGTCGCAGCCGTATACGTCTGCCCGTTGATCGTGACCCAGTCGTCCGCTGCGACCCCCGTCAGCGTGATGGTCGGGTTGTAGACCTCGAATGGGTTGTTGAGAAACGTGTCCGCCTTGGCTTTCGCTGCGTTGAACAGCCTCTCGAGGATGGTGTCGTAAGTCGTGCCGTCTACTTGGCAGTAGGACTTGAGCTCATCCTTGTACGTCGCCCAAACGAGCGCAGCAACCGGACCAGTCGCCATCGCTACCACTCCTGATGGTCACAGAACCGCCGGACACCCCGATTGCTCGGGGTGCCGACGATTCGGTTCTCTACCTCTTCAATCACGCGGGTTGCCACACCGGCCTCGATGAGGTGTTCGCCTTCGTCCTTGCGGACGTTGATGACGTCTCCGGCCTTGTGCTGCTCGCCGCGGATCTCCTTTCGCTTCTTCAGTTGGACTCTCATGGCTAGTCCTCGTATGTGACCTCGAACTCGACCGCCCAAATCGGGTTGACCGTCGAGCCGGTGTCGTTCGTGATGAGGATTCCGATCAGGTCGCCCGGATCAGCAGCGATAGCCGTCCCCAGTGTGAACTTGTCGTTCAACTGGGAGGCCGTCCAGGTCTGCGCCGCCGAGAAGACCATGTCCGTGAAGTTCCCGACGATGAACACGATGGCCTGGTCGTGAACCGTGAGGCCCATGTTCGTCACGCGCACCTTCGTAATCTCCAACTTGAACGGAGCCGAGAAGGTGTCGGCGTTCGGAATAGCGACGAACGGCTCGTCATGGTTCGTCCCGTCAATCAGCGGAGTCTGAGTCAACTGCGCCGCCGTGATGACGTACTGGACCCAATAAGCAGCCTGCCCATCGTAGGTTGCCGCAACCCAATCGGCGGGCGGAACGAACGTAATCGCCCCGGTGCGCTGCAAGCTACGCAGTCCGTCATAGGCCGTCAAGTCGGTGTTGTCGAAGACGGTCAGGTCGGACCACGTACCGGCACCAGTGCTATACTGCCACTTTCCGCCGTTTCCCCCCCAAGTCGCCAACGCACCCGCCGCCGTCGCAAGGTCATCAAACACGACCTCACAGAACTTCGTCGCCATTCCAACCGCGAAGGCGTCGCCAGCCTCTTCGGCGTCGGCGTCCGGCAGCAACTGCCAGTTGGCCGCCCAGTCCGCCCCAGCTGTCAGCAACGCCGACGTAGCGAGAGCGTCCCAAGTCGTTGTGCCGAAATCGTAGACCAGTACGAATACGTCATCCGTGGCGTTCGTGTAGGTGTGCGTCGTGATGTCAGGCGCACCGCCAACCAGCCCGCCGCCGTTCGTCCCCGCGCCGTCCGTATCCTCACCACGTAGCCCGCCCGCAAACGGGAGAGTCGTGGTAAAGGTGTTCGTCACAAGGAAGTCAGCCGTGGCGTCTACGAAGTCTGGGATATTGATCGTTGGAAGAGCAGCCGTCTGGTTGTCAGAATCGACGATTACGTCTGAGTTTCCGTCGTCAATCGTGAGCGAGTTCGTCTTGGCCGCGCCCTCAAGGACGATGCTCGTGTCCGTGATGGTCGTTACTCCCGCGGTGTTCACGATCGTTCCGCCATGGTGAAGGACGATGTCGTTCGTGAGCGTCGCCCCGCTTAGGTCGATACCGTCCGTCGCTACGCCGACCATTGCGATCCCGTCAGCGACAACCGCTCCGGTGTCAACGGCAATCCGCAGCCCGGCGTCCATGTCCGTAACGTCCGGGTAGACCTCGATCATCACGCCGTCAAACATCGTGCTCGTGACCGTCGCAGCGCCCTCAATGTGGAAGTGCCCTGCGTTGATCGTGGTCGCCGTGAAGTTGTCCGCCGACACATCGAGCTTGGCCGACAGAGCCGACATCGCCGTAATGGCCCCGGTGCCTTCGTGCTTCGCCCATGGTTGGCTGGCATACGCCTGGCTCGCTACGGAGTTGTTCGATCCGCCCGTGAGTCCGACGTAAGCGCGAGAAGCATCCGCGACAGCCGTAACCGTCGCATCGCCAGCGCCAATGATGTCGATCTTGTTGTAGAAGCCAACGTAGTCGTCAAGATCGCCAGCGCCCGTCGACTGCTGAACGTTGAGCACCATCGGGATGACCGTCGCCGTCGGGTTCGCGTTGAGAATCTGAGGAACAGCAACGCTTCCGATATTGAACGTGCCGATACCGAAGGTCGTCTCGTCGAACTCAGCCGTGATCTTGGTCGCCGCCGTCGCCGTCGTCGTTCCTAGCGTCAACGCCTGATCGTCCTTCATGCCAATCGTGCCGGTCAGCGCGTATGAACCTGTCTGAGAAAGAGCGCCAGTAACGTAGACAGCGCCGGTTAGACCGATCTTGTCCTCGGTGACAGTTAGGCGATCCGCTGCGGATGTGTTGTCGAGCGTCGCGCCGCTGTCCATCGTCAGGATCGCGCTGTTGAGCAGCAGGCTCCCGAAGTCGAACGTAGCCGCGCCAGTCGTTGTCCACGAAAGGTTCTTCGTCGACCCAGCCTGCGTGATCGCTACGTTGCCGGTTGTGTCGCTAACCGCCCACGTCACAGCCGCGCCCGAGTCATACCCAAGCACCCAGCTCGGCGTGTAGGTCGTGAACGATGTAGCCGCCGTCACTGTGGTTGTCGGCCACGTCAACGACGTCGCGCCCGCCGTGACCCAGCTAATGTCCTTCGTGGACCCCGTGTGAGAAAACGCCACGTTTCCCGTCGTGTCGGAAACGGCAATCGTCATCGAGGCCCCGGCGTCGTACCCAAGCACCCAACTCGGCGTGTAGACCGTATGCGACGTCGCGTTCGTCATGCCGAACGTCGTCACGGTCCAGTCAACAGCCGTGGCGTTGCCGCCATGCGTAATCGTCACGCCGCCGGTTGTGTCCGCAACAGCGAACTTGATGTACGACCCCGCGTCGTATCCGATACGGAAGTCCGGCGTGTTGGCAATGAATGACGTGCTCGGAGAGAACGCCAGCGTCGTCCCAGAGAACGCCATCGTGCCGGTGAACGACACCGCGCCCGATGCCGTGATCCCGTCGAAGTAGTCCGTCTTCGCCCAAGCCACCGCCCCCGCGAGGAGAACGGCGAGCATAACTACAAGTGCCTTCTTCATGTCGCCCTCCTAGAGAGGCTGCTCGAAGAACACGCTCACTTGCGCCTTGCCCGTCGTCGGGGCAGTGCTCGTGTGCGTGAACGTCGCATAGACCTTCGTGGCGCTCGTCGGACACCAATCCAAGACGTTCGTCTCGGTGGTCTCTCCGTTAGCGACAGTCGGGTGCCCGTCTTCAATGAGGTAGTTGGTATCAGCGGCGGTCCCTACGATGAGCGCGTTATCCGCCCCGCCGTTGAACGCCGTTATAACCCACACCTCACACCCAGTCAGCCGCGCTCCCGCGGGGACGGTCCCAATCTCGACTGTCCCCGTCAGAGCCGCTACATCCGTGTACTCGATCAGTTCCGTGATAACGCCCAGCGTGGCAGGAGCCCACGCACAAGCGCTACCCGGAGACCGAACGTTATGCGGTCTCAGTCGATCAACCATCTCAGCCTCCTAGCTCGCGTCGTCGCTGTAGGCGACCGCCTGATTGACCGGCCCATACCCAGGCATCGCCCGGATGATGACCGCGGCAAACTCGGTCGTCGCATCCACACCGGAGACTCGCGCCCCAACGTGCGTGTAGTCGCTGTCGCGCGTGAGATCCTGAACGGCAACCTCAAACGCTGCCTGCTGCACGAGGTCCAGCACGACCGTCTTCGCCGTGTCACTCTCGGTGATCGTGAACAGGCACTCGCCCGGCTCATCCGCGGTCAACGTGACAACCGCCGAAGAGGCCGACGCTAGAACTCCCGGCACGCCGTAGGTGGCGTCGTTGATGCAAGCAGCAAGGCTCGTCGCCTGCGCGGTAGTGCTGCCGCTCTGGTCATACTGCCGACTCGATAGCGACTCAGCCGCCTTGGCCGTGAACGTCAGGGCTGTCCCCGCCGTCAGCGTTCCGCCAACGAACGAGTACGGCTGGATGATGATCGTGTCGTCAACATCCGGCGAGTTCATCGTGATGGAGGCTTCCGCCAGCTTGATTCCCTGCGCCATCGAGATCGTCGCACCAAGCTGAAGCGGCGTGCCACCAGCGGCGTTGAGCGCCTGATAGACCTTGAAGTCCAGCGACTCGCCATCCGTCTGCCCCTGAATCGTGAGCAGGAACAGCGCCTTGGCGTACTTCGTCATCGAGAAGTACGGCCCCGTCAGCGAGGTCGCGTTCGTCGTCGCCTGCAAGGCGGTGTCGATCTTGGTCCCTTCCATGATGTCGTGCATGTCGTTCTCCTTTCGGGCTATGCCCGTCTCGGGGTTCGCCCGATAGACTTCGCTATGCCGCCAACGAGATGAAGGGGCTAACCGTGTTGGTCCCGTCTCGCAGCGTGATCGCCTGAGTCAGCCACGTCTTACCATCCTCGTAGTACGTGGCCTTGATCGTTTCCTTCCCCGCAAGGAAGTTCGCGTAGGTGTTGTCGCTCTTGAGCTGGACGCCCTGCCCCGACTTGATGAGGTAGTAGTCCAGGTTCACCAGACGGAGGTCGCCGGCAGCGCCAAGCGTCGGGCTGATCTCGTTGAAGACAATCGGCACACCGCACAGTCGCGGAGCCGGAATGCCGTCTCGAGCGTTCTCCGACCAGATGAGCTGGCCGGCACCGTTCGTCATCGTCATCAACTGCGGGAGCATCTTGACGCGCTGGCACAGGAACACGTAGCTGCCACCCGCCAAGATCCGCGCCAGCATGTTGACGACGTCCATGTAGTTGACCTCGCCAGCCACTTGGCGCGCGATGCTGATCTCCGCGCCGCATCCAGCGAAGCCAAGGAACTCGCCAGCGCCCGTTCCAGTCTGCACCTTGTCGTCGCGGTAGGACGCAATCGCGCCCTGGACAAGCGGGCCCATGAGCGCGCCCATCTGCGGCGTATTGACCGCCGACTCCTCGGTGACAATCCAGTACGCCCCAACCTTCTCCGGCTTCAACGACACCTGGAGTAGCTTCGGCGTGGTGAGGTTCGTCACGTTCGCGGCTTCCTTCGCCGAGTAGACGGCGACGCCGCCGTATACGCCCTTCGATCCCGTCTGGTCGAATGCGTTGAACGTGATCTCCGCGTTCGGCGGATCGCCAGCCGGGATCTGTCGGCACAGGCCGGAGATGAACTGGCCGTTGTCGGGCACCCGCAAGAGATCGTTCGAGAACTGCGGAATCAGGAAGTAGCCGCCGTCGCCGCCCGAAAGCGTGGTCATGTCGCGCTTCTCCATCTCGCCCTTGTGCATCTTCACGAGACGCTCGGGGGCCGCACCGCCCGTCTGACCGGCAGCGCGCACCTCGGCGATGACGTCCGACAGGCCGTCCTTGCCGTAGCCGTAGAACTCGTCAGGCTCGGTCTTCCCTAGCGGAGGCTGATTCGCCGCACGCAGCCTCTCTTCCATCGACGCCTCGGCCTTCTTGACCTTGGCGTCCATCTCTTCCTGTGCGGCCTTCAAGTCCTTTCCATACTGTTCCTTGAGCCGCTTCTCCATCCCCTCGATGTTGTCGGCCAGGCCCTTGAGCGTGGTCGTCACCGTCTCAAGCGCGCGTTGATCCTTGTCCGGCGCAGGATCGCCGCCCTCTCCGGGCACCGTCAACCCACCAAAGACCGGGAACAGCAGCATGTTCACAAGCATCTGCCATAGTCGCTTCTTCATGTCACTCACCCCTCATGAGTCTTAGAACTCGCTCGCTCTCGCGCTGGAACGCCTGCAAGTGGTCACCCGGCTTGCCTCGCGGCTCCCTCTGAGTGCCAGTCGGCGGCTCTTTGAGGAGTGCTTCCAATCGTTCCATCTGCCCCTTCATCCCATCGGGAATCGTCCAGATCCTCGGCTCTTCTGGCGTTCGGACACTCGTGATCTCGGCCTCTTCGTTTGAGGCGAAGTTGGCCGTGACCGGCGAGATTTCGAACGACCGCACTTCCTTGTAGTGAAGGACTTCGTCCTCGCCGTCCTTCACCGTCGTATCTTTGATCGGCGCAAAGCTGTGGCTCATCTGCGTGATGTAGCCCTTCTTCATGCCGCTGTAGACTTCGGCCCCGCGCTGTACGTCGAGGTCGAGATGGCCTTCCTTGACCAGGAGGCCGGTCTCGTCTTCCTCAACGAGCGCCCTTCCAATCGGCTCGCTGGGGTCGTGCATCCACACAAGCGGCAGCCAGCCCTTGTGGTCGCGCAGCGTCTTCTTGAACGCGCCCCTGTCGAACACCGTCCCGTAGGAGTCCTTCACCCCGAACACGGAGGCATAGCCAGTGAAGACGCCCGCTTCGCTAATCTCGCGCAACTCGAACTCGCGTTGCAGCCTGGTCTTCATGCTCACCTCCGCTTCGACAGACGCAGATTCAGCGTCGTGTAGTTGTCATCCTTAACGGAGGTCGCAACGAGACGGTAGATCGTGCTGGGCTTCAACACGAACGGCGACGGGATTTGCTCCGGCCACGGAGTAGACCACGAGGCCATGCGTTGACGGATCAGCGTCCCGCCCGTATACGTCCCGCCGTACTCGACGAGAACGACGTGTGTCTCGTCCTCGAGCGCGTCCGTCCGAATCGCGCTCCTCCACACCATCGCCGTACCCGCCGCCCCGATCGTCGCGCCCTCATACCACTGCAACACCGCCGACTCGTAGGAGTTCAGTTCGCACCCGAGCTCGTAGCTGCCCGTAGCCGGAGTCGTGATCGCAATGTTGATTGGAGCCGCGATGTCGTGGTTGTTGTTGTAGTACGACACTTCCCAGATTTTCCTGTTATCATCCATAATCCTCACCACCCCACCGCCCTCATCGTGAACGGAACATCTCCACGCATCGACAGTTGATGACGTGCTCTTCCGGCCCGTCCCCTGGGTGATCCATCTCCGTCCCGTCGGGCATCCGATACGGCTCGTCGAAGGGAATCCACTGCCCAGAGATCACCATGTGCTCTTCGCGCGCCCGCGGCGGGTCCATGCTCGAGAGCCACGCCTTCTCCTCCACCACACCAGACTGCCGCGCCGCTTCGTGCATCCCGTAGCTAGACGCCGAGTGGACTTCCGTCCGAGCGATCCTCATGGAGCGATATGCGCCTGACCCACCCTCCCACTCCTTGAACTGGTCATCGACAGCCGCAGCAATGCGACGCATATCCCAGCCTTCGCCGAGACCAGATAGCACCACTCGACGGATGCCCTGTTGGGTTGTCTTCTGGATCTCATCTACCGCCTCGGCGGTGTGGCGCCTCACCCAGTCTTGGACCGACTTGCTCCAGGCGTCGAAGTCTGAGCGCAGCGCCCGCCCTGGCTCGGCGATGTCCTTCGCTACCTCTCCGCCGAAGTCGGCAATGACGGCCCGCTCTACTCCCGTTAGGAGCTTCTCCCAGTCGGCGCGGAAGCTGGCAATGACGTCGTCTGTGTCGCGTGTGCCGTTCTCGACAGCCCTCACAACGGCCTTGCGCTGTGCGCCGAATTGGTCGGCGACCTTCACCGCGACACCGCGCTCCCAGCCCTGCTTGCGCCTGTCCGTCACGCGGTAGTGCGCCTGGAATTGATCCTCCGTCTCGAGGTTGACGGAACGTGGTGCCGAACGTCCGCCCGATGTGTCCCCATCCACGGACCACTGCGACGTCGTCCCCAGCGGGAGCATCAGCGCCGATATGTAGCCCACCTCGCCGCCCTTGATCGGAGGAGTCCCTACTCCAAACACATCCGCCGCGACGTTCCACGGCATACCGCACGCCCACACCTTCGTCGCGCGCTCAATCGCCTTCGATAGCTTGTAGTCGGCAAGCGGGCTCCCGCTTAGGTCGTAGTCCATCCATAGATCGCCAACCCGCGCCACGCTTGGGTCGATCGTGCCAAATTGGATACGGAACTTGTGATTGAGCGTCGACCGCATCTCGGACAGCCGAGACTGCACCGGCCCCTCCCACTTCGCGCGGATCGCCCACTCCTTGTTCTCGAACGTCGCACCCAGCGCACCAATCGCCTCGGGGTGGACGTGGAATACCTTGCACACGCCAACCTCGTAGGTGTTGAAGGAGTTGAGGAAGTCCATCTCGATCGGCGTCAGGCTGAGTTGCAGGATCTCAAACGGCTCCGACGGAATCAGCGTGCGCCGCGCGTTCTCTGGGCCGTCGACTTGCTTCTTGAGCAGTTCCAGCAGCGTCTCATGCTGATCTGCGCTCAAGTGTTCTTTCGGGCTCATCACCATTTCAGGACGGGCACGGTTCTTCATCGAGTTCCTATTCCACAACAGCCCGTCGTTCGACGTATCAACCAGCCGCGCCGCTGCCTGTAGCGGAGCCATCCCGTAGTAGTCGTCGCCAGGGTCGAAGAACTTGAAGTGGACGATCTGCTCTGGCTTATACCTCGTCGGCGTCACCTCTCCCGGCACGAGGTAGCTGTAGTGGTCGATGTGACCTAGCGCATCCGGCACGATGGAGACACGCTCCGGGCGCAGTAGCCACAAGTCCAAGTTGTCCTGGCCGACTGGGATCCATACGCCATACGCATTCCCAGCCAGCGACTTGTAGATGTCGACTGCCTCCATCAGCGAGCCCCACGTCCCTTCGGTGTTGGGCGAGCGGACGAGCTCGACGAGCGGATGGCTCTCGACAATGACGTCGCCGCCCTTCGTGCGCTGCTTCACTTGCCAAGGAACGGACCGTATACACTCGGCTAGGTCGGAGGCAACGGCGTACAGGATGTAGCTAACCCGGTAGCCTTCCTTGATCGCCTTCTCTGTCGACCACTCCGGCCACATCGTCTGGCCGGCCATGAATGCTGTACCAACGCGGGGCTGGGCTACGCGCTTCGCAGCCCACTTGACAATCCCGTTCGCTACAGCATCCCTAAGTCCCAGTCTTCCTCCTTGCCAAAAGAGAAACGCCCCGAGTTGGTACTCGAGACGTTCAGTTCCCCGGCACGCGCCGGGACTTCCATCTAGTGCTAGTCTACATCGTAGCCTCGCGGCACGTCAAGGGTTTCGGTGACAATCCGCGCCTCGGATAGCGTCTGGCGCTACTTGACGCGAACTACTCACCGCCCTGAGCAGGATTACTCAGAGCTATGCTCGTCTCCTCGTCATAGCCCGGAACCGGGCCGTCCAGCACGTCTATCTCCGCCCACACACCAACATCGTCCTCTCCGGTTCGTAGCCCCGGCATAGGCGTAACCTTCGTCTCGCCGCGCACCGCAATGTCACCGGATGGTGTCGGAAGCCCCCACTTGATGATGTAGCCCCGCACGGTCTTCATCGCCCCTCCCTCGCCCGCTCGACGATCGCCTTCTCCTCCGGCTCCAGCCTCTTCCCCAGCGCCAGCCGCACCGCCGCCCGGAACAGCGTAGCCTTGTTGTTTTTCCCGACAGACTCCAGTGCCGCGAGGATGTCGGCGTCCTTCTCTGCCCGTAGGCGGAACGGGCCGACGTTTGTGTAGACTGTAGGAGTCATTTCGTCTCCTTCCCCGCGAGGGCGGCGGCTCGCCTCCGCAGCCAGTTCAGAGCGATCGACGCGATCTCGCGCAGTTCAAGGTCAATCGGATCGCTGCCTCGCCCACAGATGGCGCTTGCCAGTTCTCCCGCTTCCTCTTGTAGTCGAGTGAGCCAGTACCACTCGTCCTCGTCTGCCCACGTCTGTCGATGCTTCTCGTAGAGGTCGATCACGGGGCCGAATGGATCGACCGGGACGCAGCGCATGGACGAGGGCACGATTCCAAGGTTGGCCCTAATCTCGTCAAGTGCGCCCTCCGACAATGGCGGCGGGACAACGTAGTCATTCCTGCCGGTGACGGGATCTTTTTGCAGCGAGGGCATGGACGAGGGAGGAACGGAGGAGAGGGCTTCGTGTGCTACTCGTGCTCGCGAGTTTGCGAATCCGCGCACGTCAGAGAAATCCTGAATGGCGGCATCGCGTGCCCCAGATCGGGCCAGCGTGTCCAAGGATGTGGCTGCTTCGTCGAGCGCCGCCCCGAGCGCGGCGATCTGCCGGGCCTGGGCAGCGACCATGTTGAGGAGATCGGTATAGGCTTCTTCTGTTCGGGTAAATGCCTGCTCCGGCATGTCGTTGCGTACTTCTTCAGCCGCTTCCACTCGGGCGCGGAGGGCGGCGAGTTCGGCGCGGGCGGCAGCGATGTGCTGTTCGTCTGAGCGTCCAATTCCAGACAGCGTCCGGTCAATGGCGGCATAGCCGTCGATGATCTTCTCAATCGCGTCGGTCACGTCTCCTCCTTCAGGGCTGCGTCGATCGCGGCGAGCATGATCGCTTCGTCGCACGTTACGCGCTCCTGGCAATTCCAACACTCAAGGCTGTCCATGACGGCGCAAAGCATGGACTTCTTCTCAACGCGCTTGCGGATGTCTCTGAGCAGCTTGACGAGCCGCTCCTCGCGCGGGCGGCGGTTCCACATGCGGATAGCATCGTCCGTTGCGACTACGGCCCTGTCTGCCGTTGCTGGTGCGCCCTTTGTCCCGCACCCCTCGCAGTTGATGATCGCACGGAACCTCCCGTCGAACCTTTCGCAGAACATCGTCGGCTCCGCCTCTCCGCAGAACGGGCACGCCTTGATCTTCTCACTCACGGGCTTCCTCCTTCAGCTTGCGTATCGCGGCGGCTAAGGCGCTCCATCTTTCGGGCCACGCATAGCGGCCATCCTCGGCATAGTCCAGAGCTGCTTTGTGTTCCTCAAGCACTCGCCCCATGAGTTTCTCGACCTCTTCGAGCGCGTCGCGGCGGACGTCGCCGTAGGAGCGGCGCAGGATTTCCGTAATGGCGTAGGCATGAATTCCCGGATCATCGCACGATGTTCCTTTCCAGGAGGCGACATAGGCGGCGATTTCCTTAGCTACCCGCTCGTGGTCAGGCATCGGGGCCTCCTTGACGACCTCGGCCTTGTTGCGCCGACACCACTCTACCCACGTCGAGATCCAGCAATTCTTCTCGTAGCGGCTGACCTGTTCCTCTACGTGATAGAAGATGTTGCCACCGTTGCGTCGGCGGACAAGGCGCGTGTTACCGTTTGCCCTCACTCTGTCCCCCGGCTGCGGGTCGAGACGGGGATCACGCGGCATGGTTCACCATCCTGTCCACCACTCCATAGGCCCACTTCGCTCCGTAGTCGACAGACCCACAGGCATACTGCTCTGCGGCTACCACGTCGGCGAGCGTCGGTGCGCGGAGCCCCATCTGAGTCGCTGCGACGGTGGCCG